AAAGATATGAGAGATGTAAAAATAGAAGTCTTTAGATTTAAGTATATAGCTTATGGAGCTATAGTTATTTTTGTATTAGCAACAGACAAATTTACAAACTTATTGAGGTTATTATAATGTACGGAATGAAAAAACCAAAGAAAAACAAAAAGAAAAAAGGTAAATGTTAACTAAACTACAAAGAGCAACTCTTGCAAAACATAAAAAACATCATACTGCAAAGCATATGACTTTTATGCGTAAGGAAATGAATAAAGGTAAAACCTTTACACAAGCACACACATTAGCAATGAAGAAGGTAGGAAAATGAGCTTATACAGAAATATTAACAAAAGGAAAAAAGCAGGAACAAGTAGAAGTAAAAAGAACTCTACAATATCAGATAAAGCATATGCAAATATGAAAGCTGGTTTTCCTAAAAAGAAAAAGAAGAAAAAATAATTGGCTAGATTAACTGATAAATCAGAACTTACAAATACAGAATTACAACAACTTATGTTGAAATATCGCATTTCAGTAAATGAGTTACACTTGAAAACATCAATCTCTAAGAATGATATTCATGGGTATCTCGCTGGGAGAAAAACTATAACCACTTATGTAGTGGATAGAATCAACCAAATAGGAGCAGACAATGGCAGATAAAGAAAGTGCAATAAAAGAAGGACAAGATGCTGAGAGGTTATTAACAGACCCTCTCTTGATAAAATCTTATGAAGTTATCCAAAATGATATTTTTCAGCAATGGATAAGAACTGATATAGAGGAAGCTAGTAAAAGAGAATCTCTATATTTTTCATTAAGAGGAGTCTTAACAGCTCAAAATGTTCTTGTTAATACTATGGAAAATGGAAAGATAGTTGAAAACGAATTAAAGGGAGGTAAATAATCATGGCAAAAGATGATATCCCTGTACAAGAATCCACTAATGGTGGTGTGCCTGTAACTGATGTAAGATCAGCACAAGCAGCACTTCAAGGTATGATGAGCACTCCAAGTGAGGAGCAAAGCACAGAAGACCAAGAAGAAACAGAAACAACGGAAGAAGTTTCTGCACAGGACATGGAGTCCGAATCAGTTGAAGTTGAAGCAGATAATCCTGATGGGTTAACTGCCGAAGACTTAGTAGACCAAAACCAAGCAGAAGAAAATCAGACACCTGGCACATACACCATCAAAGTAGATGGTAAAGATGTAGAGGTTACTCTTGATGAACTTCAAGCAGGTTACAGTAGACAAGCTGATTACACAAGAAAAAGTCAAGTATTGGCAGAGCAACGCAAAAAAGCTGATGAAGAATTAGCTGCGACTCAACAAGAAAGACAGCGTTACTTATCACAACTTGAACAATTTAACATTCAGGCAGATTCTAAAATAGAAGAACTTGCAAAAACTGATTGGACAAGACTCAAGGAAGAAGATCCAACCGAATATATGTTGAAAAGAGATCAATATAGAGAACTTCAAGATAATAAAAGAGTAGTTGAAGAAGAACAAAAGAATCTTCAATACAAACAGCAACAAGAACATGAAGTTAAATGGCAAGAAGAACTTGGCAGACAGCAACAACTTATGGCAGAAAAACTCCCTGAATGGGTTGATCCTGACAAAGGTCCTAAATTGAAACAATCAATTAAAACCTTTGCAGTTAAAAAAGGATTTACTGAACAGGAAGTTAACAGCTTAATTGATGCAAGGTCTGTAGATGTTCTACATAAAGCCATGTTGTATGAAAATCTTTTAGCAGCTAAGATTTCTAATAAGAAAACTAAAGTTGTACCTAAAGTTCAAAAACCTGGTTCTCCAGCAACAAAAGGTGAAATATCTAGTGATAAAGTTAAGGCACAAAGAGCAAGGTTAAGGAAGACTGGGCATGTAAATGATGCTAAAAGCGTTATTGAAAGCCTAATGAACTCTTAGCTTAATACAAAACTTTTTTAATATAGGTAATCAAAAATGGCAATATACACAGACTCTTATGAAACTTTTGATAGTAACAATAAGAGAGAAGACTTGGCGAATGTTATTTATAACATCTCACCAACAGAAACTCCATTTATGTCTAGCATTGGTACTGGTTCAGCTGGTGGCACAAAGCATGAATGGCAAACAGATAGTTTAGCAGCAGCAGCAGCTAACCTAGTAATTGAGGGTGATGACTCTCCAAGCAGAGCTTTAACAGCGACTTCAAGACTATTAAACTACACACAGATTTCTACAAAACCTGTAGTAGTTACTGGTACTCAAGAAGTTGTTAACAAAGCTGGTGTTTCTTCAGAAATGGCTTATCAAATAGCTAAAGCTGGTAAGGAACTAAAAAGAGATATGGAACTAGACATGACTGGTAAACAAGCAGCAGCAGCAGGTTCTTCAGGCACAGGTCGTGCTTCAAGAGCATACGAGTCTTGGTGTAACACTAATGAACTTCATGGTTCAGGTGGTTCTACTAATAGTGCTGGTGCAGTTACTGATGGTACTCAAAGAGTGCTAACAGAATCTCTTTTAAAATCAAACTTAAAAGCATGTTACGACCAAGGTGGTAATCCTGATCTATTGTTAGTTGGTTCATTCAACAAACAAAAAGTATCAGGCTTTACTGGTAACTCTACTCGTATGGACATGGCAGAAGATAGAAGCTTAGTTGCTACTATTGATGTTTATGTTTCTGACTTCGGTGAAGTTAGAGTAGTAGCTGACAGGATCTTAAGAAGTTCAGGAAGAACTGCACTTGTAGTTGACACAGAAATGTGGTCAGTTGCATATCTAAGACCTTTCGGTGTACAAGACTTAGCGAAAACTGGTGATGCTGAGAAGAAGCAATTACTAGTTGAATACACTCTAGTTGCTAAAAATGAAGCAGCTAATGGTAAAATCGCTGATTTAACTACATCATAATAAAATTTTACTTTCCTCATAGTTAGTAAAGGGTGGGGTTTTGCACTCCAATGTTTTCCCCACCCACCTAGATACATTAATGATGGCCTTGAAGAACAGTATCGCTTCGGAACGAGGGTCATTAATTTTGGAGAAATTTAATGAGAACATTAAATGATTATTTTGTAACAGCAGAGATAGAAGATATATCTACTGCATCAAGCACATTTGTACCAATACCTGATGGTGGTAGAGTAATTAAAATTATTACTGCATTACAAGGGGCTATTGGAACTGCAAATGGTGGTATTAGTTTTGAAATTGGTGGCACTGCTATTACTGGTGGTGGCATTACAGTAACTCAATCAGGATCAGCAGCAGGTGATGTTGACACAGCAGAACCTACAGCAGCTAATAGAGTTGAAGAAGATGGTTCTATTGAAATGATTACAAATGGAGCATCATCAAATGCAGTTAAACTATTAGTAACATTCGTAATTAGGAGATAAGCATGGCAAATTGGTTAGGTGGTTACAGAGTAATAGCGAATCACACAAGAACGACAAGTAGCTCATCAGCACAAACATCGGCTTTCAATGATAGTATTGAATATGTAAGAGTAACAACTACTGGCCCAGTATTTATTGAGTTTGGAGCAAATCCTACAGCAGCAACTGCAACTTCAATATATATGGCAGGAGATGAATCTATCATATTTAAAATAGATGGTGGCATGAAAATGGCAACCATTCACGCTAGTGGAACACCTACTGTTTTTGTTCAGGAGCTTAGTGAATAATGAAAAGAAGGCTAGGAGATGGCGAAACCTTTCATTTTTCAGAACATTCAGGGGAATTTGCAATACAATACAAATCCCCTGATTTGTCTAAATTGATACAAAACAATAAAAGACTACAAGAGGAAGACCATCACATGAGAGATGACTTTCGTTTATGTGCTAGAATACCAGTAATGGTTGCACAAGAATGGAAGATTAAATTTGGAATTGATATAAATAAAAAACAAGATATGAAGGCTATTAAGAAATTACTTAACAGTCCTGATTACAAATATTTAAAGACAACTAGTAGAGTAATATAATGGCAATATCAACATACGCAGAACTTAAAACATCTATAGCAAACTGGTTAGATAGAAGTGATTTAACCGATGTTATTCCTGATTTTATTGCTTTAGCTGAAACAAGACATAAAAGAGATTTTAAAATCAGAAGAATGGAAACTAGAGTAACAACTAATACTATAGCTGATACTGAGTATTATACTTTACCTGATGACTATATTGCTATGCGTAATATAAAGCTTAACACAGATCCTAAAACTCCTTTAGAGTTTTTGACCCCTGAAATAATGGACAGATTACAAGCAGGAAGTAGCGTAGGTTGCCCAAAATCTTATTCAATTAAAGGCAATACTATACAAATAAGACCAATACCTGATGGTGTTTATGAAATAGAAATAGCTTATTATAAAACATTTACTCCTTTGTCAGACACCAACACTACAAATGATATGCTTACACATCATCCTGATGTTTACTTATATGGTGCGTTGGTTGAAGCAGAACCTTATTTACAAAATGACAAAAGATTACAAGTTTGGGCAGGTTTATATAATAGTGCTAAAGATTCTGTAATAGAATCTAACGAGAGAGATAGACACTCAGGCACAGCACCTGTAACAAGAATTGACTACGGATTATATTAATGACTACATGGACTATAGTTTCTACAGATTCTACAACATGGAGTGTTATACAAAATACATCTGAGGGATATTTTGAAACAGAAGATAATTTAGATTTATTAGTAACAGAAACAGGATTACTGTTTCAACAAGAAGGGGGAGTTGTTATAGCTCCTGATGACTGGCAAGATACTCCAGCTACAGCAACTACAACATGGACTGAACAATAAATGGCAACACAAAAGTTTACAGATTTAACAGCAACAACAACCCCTAATACAGAATCTGTATTTGCTATCGCTTATTCAGGTTCTAACTTTAAGTTAACTATTACAGATTTAGCATCTAACTTACCAGCAGTTACAGCAACAAGTTTAACATCTTCAGGTACATTAACTACATCAGGCAACGCTACTATAGGTGGTGATTTGACGATATCAGGCGATGATCTGACTATGGGTACAAACACAAGTGGTGCAGCTTTAATAGCCGATGGAACGAATTTTAATCCTGTGGTTATATCAGGCGATATATCTATAGGTACTACAGGTACAGCAGCGATTGGTACAGGCGTTATTGTTAACGCTGATGTCAATGCAAGTGCAGCTTTAGCTTTTTCTAAGATGGAAAATCTAACAGCATCAAGAGCATTAGTATCAGATGGTAGTGGAGATGTATCGGTATCAGCAGTAACATCTACTGAAGTAGGATATTTAGATGGCGTAACATCAGCAATACAAACACAATTAGATGCAAAAGCATCATCAAGTTATGTACCTACTGCAATTACAGTTGCAGATGAATCCTCAGACACTACTTGTTTTCCCTTGTTTACAACGGCAGCGACTGGGGATCTAGGTCCAAAGACAGCATCAGGATTAACTTTTAACTCAAGCACAGATGTATTGTCAGGTACGTTTTCAGGAAATTTGACAGGTAATGTTACTGGTAATACTTCAGGCACATCAGGTTCTACCACAGGAAATGCAGCAACTGCAACAGCGTTAGAAACTGCAAGAAATATTGGTGGTGTATCTTTTAATGGTACAGCTAACATTGATTTACCAGGTGTAAACTCAGCAGGAAACCAAAATACATCAGGAAGTTCAGCTTCTTGTAGTGGTAATTCAGCTACAGCAACAACATCTACAAATATAACAGTTGCAGACGAATCTTCAGATACTACATGCTTTCCATTATTTGTTACAGCAGCGACAGGCGACCTTCCACCTAAATCAGGAAGTAATCTTGCCTTTAATTCTAATTCAGGAATTTTAACAGCTACTGGTTTTGCAGGTGCATTAACAGGGAATGTAACAGGAAATGCTAGTGGAAGTGCAGGAAGTTGTACTGGAAACAGTGCTACAGCTACTACATCTACAAATGTTACAGTAGCAGATGAAAGTAGTGATACTACTTGTTTCCCATTATTTACAACTGCTGCTACAGGAGATTTAGCACCTAAGTCAGGTTCTAATTTAGCATTTAATTCAAGCAGTGGCATTTTAACTGCAACAGGATTTGCTGGAGCGTTAACAGGCAACGTAACAGGCAATACTTCAGGTTCTTCAGGCTCATGTACTGGAAATTCTGCAACAGCTACTTCAGCAGCAACCCTTACAACTGCTAGAAACATAGGTGGGGTTTCATTTAATGGTTCTGCAAATATAGATTTACCAGGTGTAAATGCAGCAGGTTCACAAAATACCAGTGGAACATCAGCAGGACTATCAGCAACTCTTGTAGTAGGTAGTGGTGGTACTGGAGCAACTAGTTTAACAGCTAACGGAGTTATCATTGGTAATGGAACATCTGCTCTTACAGCAGTTGATTTATCTACCAAAGGAAAGATTTTAATTGGCGATGGTAGTGGTAATCCACAAGCATTAGCTGTAGGTACAAACGATTATGTTTTGACAGCAGATTCATCAGAAGCTACAGGTGTTAAATGGGCAGAAGCTGGTGGTGGTGGTGGTGGACTAGCATTAATATCAGCAGTAAATGAATATAATGCTTCAGGAAATACAACAAGTTATTCTTTTACTGGATTTAATTCAAGCTATGATAATTATTATGTTTTTATTCATGGGATAACACAGCATAGTGCTGGTGATATACAAATGAGATTTTTAGATGGTGGCTCTGAAATTACAAGTTCAAATTATAGACAAAGCACATTAGGACTTACTCACAACTTATCAGAAAAAAGAATTACCTCAGATGCAGCAGATAGGTTTACACTTGTTGAACAACAAAATGGTGGAACAGTTGACCCAATGAATGGTTTTATGATGTTTAACAACCCACAAGGTGGTCGCTGGGCATCTGATACAAGTGATTCTAAAGGAGATACAAGTCCATCTTTTGTTTATCAAATAGGTGGAGAGGGTTCAAATGGTTCATCAAGAATTGCACAAGGACATGGATATCATAATGGAACAGCAGCAAACACTTGCAATGGTTTTAAATTTTTATTTACAGGTGGAGATGGTGCTTATAAAATTAATTTAAGTATTTATGGAGTAGTGAGGGCTTAATTATGGCAGGTAAAGCATTAATAGATAATGGAACAACAATAACAGAAAGAGATGAAACTGCTCAAGAATTATCAGATAGACAAGCAACTCAACAATGGTATGTAGATAACGCTTGGCTTTTAGGAAGAACAGGAGATACTGGTAGTAACTTTTATGACTCAATAGTAAACCAACTTGATATGTTATATAAAGATATTGATGCTGGTAAATTAGGAGATACTGCTAAAACAGGCTTGTGGTATACACATATTAAATCAGTTAAAGATAACAACCCCAAAGGCTAGGAGAAATTAAATGGGATTAGAAACAGGAACATATATATCGGACTTAAATAGTTCAAACCCAGTAGCTGGTGATCCAGTTAATGAGGGTGATGACCATTTAAGACTTATAAAATCAACAGTCAAAGCAACTTTCCCTAGTGTTACTGGAGCAGTTACTTCAACGCACACAGAATTAAATTTACTAGATGGCGTTACAGCAAATACAACAGAGTTAAATTATGTAGACATAACTACCCTCGGCACAGCAGAAGCATCTAAAGTAGTAACAGTCGATGCTAGTAAAGATTCAACAGGTATTAGAAACTTAACTATATCAGGTACTTTGACTATAGGCTCTAACACAGCAACAACTCTACAAGCTGTATATCCAGTAGGATCTATTTATATAAATGCAGCAGTAGCTACTAATCCAGGTACGCTATTAGGTTTTGGTACTTGGGCAGCTTTTGGAGCTGGTCGAGTTATAGTAGGTTTAAACGCAGCAGATAGTGATTTTGATACAGCACAAGAAACTGGTGGTTCTAAAACACATACTTTAACAACTGCTGAATTACCATCACATACACATACAGTAAGTATTCCTTCATCAGAAAATGGTGGAAGTTCTAATGACCACGCTTTATTTCCTGATGGCACTTCTAGTGGTGAAACTTTTACTTCAGGAGCAACAGGTGGTGGTGGAGCACATAATAATGTTCAACCATACATCGTTGCATACATGTGGAGAAGAACTGCGTAATGGCAACCTTTCAAGTATTAAATCCGAAAGGAATGATTAAAGATACAAATGATACTGTATTACCTAATGAGTATTTCTCACATACACAAAATGCTAGGTTTGAAGATAACGCAGCTAAAAAAGTATTAGGTCAAGATCAAGTATTTGGTACACCTACAGTAGCTCCTTATTTTGCTTTAAATTGGTCTACAGGTGCTAATAACTATTGGTTCTATGCTGGATCAGCTAAAATATACAGATACAATGGTTCTAGTCATGAAGATTTTACA